CAGGTGCAGAATGACCCGCATCTACGCCTTCCTTCTCATCTTCGCCGCCGTCTTCGCCCGCTGCAGCTACGACTCCGGCTACCGCAAGGGCGTCGAAGACGGCTGGTGGGACTGCGCCAGTGAGTACGGGGTGGCAGCATGACCGCCTTCGAACTGCCCGCCCCTGACGCTCCCGCCTCCGAGTGGGGCAGCCTCGCGGTCTCGATTCCGGGTTGGAAGTGTCGCCCCGACCTGATTGGATGGGCTGCGTACCGAGTGGACCCCGACCACTGGGCGTGGGAAGGGTGGCTACTCAGGCTGCTTGGAGGGCCGGTCGTCGTCGTCGGTGGAGACGGGCGAACGACAATCGTGCAGGTTGCTGGCTTGCATGGACGGGCCGCAAACATCGGGCGCGCGTGCATTAGCGTCGCCGCTGCGATCGGTCGGTGGCCGGGGGGTGAGGCATGAGACCGCCCCTGACGCAGTGGGCAGCATTCGCGACCGGATGGCAGCGCACCCTCCGCAAGCCCTACCGAGACGCCGAGGTGCGCCCCGTCGCCGGCGGGTGGCACTGGAAGGTCTGCGAGCTCGGGGGCGCGGTCGAGGTGCACGGCATCTGCCCCACCAGACTCGAAGCCATGGCCGCCGCCACGACTCACATGCTCGACCTCACCTTTGAGCGTATGACGGAGGTAGTACCATGAGGCTCAGCAAGGACCAGGTCAAGCAGACGGTCGAGTGGCGGCAACGCTACGACGAGGCCATTGGGCTGCGAGCGAAGGCCGAAGTGATGACCGAGGCGGCCCTTGCCCTTGGTATCGCTCCGTCTGGTCTCAGCTTCCGCTGGTACAAGATGGGCCTCACCCGCCCGGCCGGCTTCATTGCTGCGCAAGTCGAGCTCCTCATCCACGAGCACCCCTATGCCCATGACCGAGAGCTCGCGCAGATGATGACCGACAAGTTCCGCGTACACGTAGGGGTCACCACCGTGCAGGGTGCCCGGGCTCGCCTCGGCATCGCATCGGGCAGCACTCGGCGACGGTGGCTTCTGACTCGTGAGGTGCGGGAATACCTCGCCGACTACCCGGGCATGAGCGCGAGAGTCATCACCGACTGCATCAAGGCAGACGGCGACATCCCCTTCAACTTCAGCCGCACCTTGGTGGGGTCCATCATGCGAGAAGAACGTGAACGCGAAGCATCCTGACACCCGGGTCCGGTCCGTATGGCCGGAGCCTCCCGAGGGGTGCTGCTACGTCGAGCAGTCCCTGAAGGGCGGCGACTACATCAGCACGGGCTTCTTCTTCCGGGGAGTCGTCGACAAGCAAGGGCGCGGTCGGTCGGTCGAGAACTGCAGGGGGGTCACCTCCCTCTTCTTCGACCTCGACATGCTCGGCCTGGTGGACGCCGCCCGACTTGCCCGAGGCTCGGAGCTGCCCGACAAGGCTGCCGACCGCAAGGCGCACATGTACCAAATGCCCGAAGAGCAGCGGGAGGCCTTCCTCGGTCTGCTCCTCGATGACATCGGCGGCATCCTCGAAGCGGTCGTCGGTGCGCCCCCTACCCTCACCATCTGCAGCGGTTGGGGCTGGCACTTCCACTTCGGCGTACACCCTGCGATGCGAGAGGAGAAGGCCGCCCTGCAGGAAGTGCACGCTGCCATCGTGGACGAGTGCAACCGCCAGGCCGCCGAGCTCGCGCAGGGCTTCTCGCCTCCGCTCAACACGTACCACCGAGCCTTTGACCGGACGCATGACGTAGGCGCCCGCCTCGCCCGTGCACCGGGCAGCATGAACACGAAGTGTTCATTCCGGGTGCAGCCCGTCGAGGTGGTAGCCGCCTCCGACACCGTTCTCGACTCCGACGCCATCGGCCGTCTTCGGGTGCAGTGGGTGCGGCAGGCACAGCTCACCGACAACGACAAGGCCAGAGCCAAGACGGACGTCGTCCCGAAGCGTCGCCGGCCTCGGCAGGCAACCTCGGTCGACATCGACTTCCGGTCCCAGCGTCTCAGCGATGGGCGGTCATGGCAGCAGATGGCAGACGCCCTCGCACCCGGGGAGCGCCTCAAGGTCATCTGCCCCTTCGGCGGCAGTAGCGTCGGCAGTGGCTTCTTCCATCGAGAGGCAGACGGCCGCGCCCGCTACTACTCCGGCCCCCAGGCGCGCACCTACTGGAACAGCTACCGGCCTGCGAGCAAGCCCGGCCTGGTGGAGCTGCACCGAGAGCCGGCGAAGCGCGACGGCAGCCCCGGCCGCATCAAGAACTCGGTCAGCAACCTGCACCGCATGCTGACGCATGACGCCAGCTTCAGTCTCTGGTTCGATTTGTTTCGGCAGTGCGAGATGGATGGGCATGACGCAGTAGACGACGGCATTTGGGTGCGCGTGATCACCCACATGGAACTGGCCTACGACTGGCACTGGCGCGTCGGGCGCGAGCTGCTCTTCGGGGCCGTCGAGTTCGTCTGCCGTCAGGCCTCTCGCAACCCCGTGCAGGACTACGTCAAGTCGCTCGAATGGGACGGCTGCCCTCGGATTGACCGCTGGCTTCTCGAAGTGTGCGGTGCCGAAGACCTGCCCATCTACCGCACGTATGCCTCGAAGTGGTGCATCGGCCTCATGGCTCGCCTCTTCTCGCCCGGCTGTCAGCTCCACACCTGCATGTTGCTCACCGGTCCCCAGGGCTGGGGCAAGTCGTCGGTGTGGCGAGAGTGGGCGAACTGGCCGGGGCAGTCCGAGCTCTACAGCGACACCCGCTTCAACATCAAGGACAAGGACTGCTACTTGCAGCTCTACAGCGCCCTCATCTACGAAGACGCCGAGATGGCAGGAAGCTCGAACGCAGACCAGGAGACGCGCAAGGCCTTCATCACCTCGGCCGTCGACCGCTTCCGCCCGCCCTTCGGGCGCAAGATGCGCACGTACCGCCGGCACACCGTCATCACGATGACCTCGAACGAGTGGGACGTTCTGCGCGACCGCACCGGAAGCCGACGCTACTGGGTTGTCGCCTGCACGGGCGAGAGCGCGAACCTCGACTGGCTGCGCAAGTACCGCGACCAGCTGCTCGCCGAGGCCTACAAGCGGTTCCAGGATGGCGAGCAGTGGTGGCTCACGAAGGAGGAAAGCCGCTGGAACCGCAAGGCCAACGGCGTCTTCCAGTACCTCGACTGGTTCACCCAGTGTGCAAGCTGCGCCCATGAGGCCAACAAGGGCGGCAAGCGCAACCGGTTCACCGTTGCCGAGTTTGCCTCTGCCATTGACCACAACCTAAGCGTGCAACGTTTCGGACTTTCTTTGTCCTCCGCACTGCACTCGGTTGGGTTTACAAGGTATCGCAGCGCAGGCGTCACCTACTACTTCAAGGACGGGATGCCCGAAGGCAACGGCACCGGCATCCTCGCAATCAAGCGACTCACCCGCTCGGACTTCGAGCACAACACCCCCACGACATGAGAGGACACCCATGTTTGAACTCTTCAGCTTCACCGACGACCGCGCCGACCTCTTCGCCGCCCTCATCAAGGCTCAGGCCGCCATGGGCTTCGCCGTCAAGGACAGCAAGAACCCGCACTTTCGCAGCAGCTACGCCTCCCTCTCGGCCGTCATCGATGCCGTCATCCCCGTGCTGAATGAGCACGGCGTCGGAGTGCTGCAGATGCCGCACCTGGACGAGACGCAGGTACAGCTCACCACCGTGCTCCTGCACAGCAGCGGGCAGATGGTGTCGAGCACTGTAGCGACGCCCATGGGCAAGAAGAACGATGCGCAGGCCGTCGGCAGCGCCATCACCTACCTTCGCCGCTACAGCCTGCAGGCCATCATGGGACTGCCCGTCGAAGACGATGACGGCAACGCAGCGAGCGCCCGCCCGTCGAAGCGCCAGGTGCCCCCGACGAAGGACTGGCGAGCCCTCATCGTCGCCGAGCTCCGCGCGCAGAAGCTCACCGTCGACCACTTCGACAAGTGGGCGAAGTCCATGGGGCGCGCCTCCCTCGCCAACCTCAACCCGGCACAGCTCAACCGGTGCCACGAGTGGCTCACGCACGGCAACGGCATCGCAGCGGTCAAGGCTGCCGCCGAGTCCGAGGCGTGATGCCCTCCGACCTCTACATCGGCATCGACCCGGGGCCGACTCACTCCGGTGTAGTCGTCTACGTGGTCGAGGCTGATGGGGCGGGCAAGGTCGTCGCCGCCTTCAACAAGCTCACCCTCGAAGAGGTGCGCACCACCCTGCACGAGCTGCACACCGACGAGGCGGTTGTAGCCATCGAGCACACGCATCCGGGGCCGCCGTCCTGGTCGGTCATCCACACCACCGTCGTCGTAGGCCGACTGCTCGAACATGCTGAGCTGCTCGGGCTGCAGACGGTGCCGGTGCACCGCAAGGACGTCAAGGCCTACCTCGGCAAGAGCGACTCGGAGATTCGCCGCAACGTCATCGAGCAGCACGGCCTCGACCCCGACGACTTCCACCACACCCGCCCGACCGCCCTGCAAGGCGTCACCGGGCACGCATGGCAGGCACTGGCTGCCGTGCTCACCCTGCACGACGAGAGGACAACGACATGAACCTTCCCACCCACGAAGAGACCGCGACCTGGGACGACGCCACCTACTTCGCCTTCGAGGCCGTCAACGCTTCGAGCTTGAAGGAGTTGGTGAAGTCGCCGAAGCAGTACGTGCACCGCAAGGCGCACCCCAAGCCCAAGACGCTCAACATGGTGCTCGGCAGCGCCATCCACTGCATGACCTTCGAGCCCGTGCACTTCCCGGCCCGCTATGCCATTTGGGAGGGCGAGAGCCGCCGCACCAAGGCCTACCGGGAGTGGAAGGAGCGGCAGGCCATGGCAGGCCGAGAGGTCATCACCGAGAGCGAGCAGGAGACTGCCCGAGCTGTTGCCGAGGCGGCAAGCCGGCACCCGCTGCTTCTCGACCTGCTCGGTCACCCGGGCACCCAGGTCGAGCGCGCGATTGTCTGGGAGGGCAAGTTCGGCCCCTGCAAGGCGAAGCTCGACCTGCTGCACTACAGCCCCGAGCACGGCCTGGTCATTGTCGACCTGAAGACGACCTCGGGCGAGCTCGACGAGCACACCCTGACGCACACGATGGGGCGCTACCTCGTGCACCTGCAGTTGTGGCACTACTTCCACGCAGCTTGCGCCCTCTACGACCTGGAGCCCGACAACGTCTTCGGGGCTCGCCTCATCGCCCTCTACGCCGAGACCTCAGCACCGCACGACGTGGTAGCCTGCGAGCTCGGCCCCGAGACCGTCGAGGACTGCAAGACGCTCTACTACGACCTCGCCTCAGTCTACAAGGACTGCGAAGAGCTCGGCCACTGGCCGGGATACCAACGGGAGCGCCTCATCGAGGTGCCCACCTACTACACCAAGCTCAAGTGAGAGGACATCATGCCCGCATTCATCACCATCACCGCCCGTCTCGCTCGTGACCCCGAGCTGCGCGAGACGCCGAACGGACACTCTATCTGCGAGCTCACCTTGCCCAACGACACCGGCTACGGCGACCACAAGCTGACGACCTGGTGGCAGTGCTCGGTTTGGGGCAAGCGCGGAGAAACCGCTGCGAAGCACCTGAAGAAGGGCGACTGGGTTGCCATCACCGGAGTGCCCCAGCTTCGCAAGTATGAGAAGCGCGACGGCACCCCGGGCAGCTCCCTCGAAGTGAAGGTCAGCGACTGGGGCTTCTGCGGTCCGAAGCAGCAGGCCTCGGCTACCGAGGACTTCGCCAATCGTCGCTCTGGCAGCTACCGTCGAAGCGACTACAACGACGGCGCACCGTCGGCAGACCTGCCGTTCTGAGCAGCCGAGAGGTTCTGCTGAAGTGCAATGACGAGTAGCAGGCAGTGAATGGCGAGCAGTCTGGTCTTCACTGTCTGCCTACTTCGCTGCAGCGAGGTCTCGGATGAGCTGCCCGAGGGTCTCGGTGAGCTGTCTGAGGTCTCGCTGCGTGTCACGTAGCGCCTCGTGCTGCAGTTCGAGTCGGGTGACCCGCGTCTGCAGTTCGGAAAGTGAGGAATCGGGCGCCGCACCCGATTGCTTCTCCGAGAGTAGCTTGTCCTTGACCAGAAGGGCAAGAACAGCCGCGAGAAGTCCCGCTACTCCTCCTCCTCCGACTCCCCACATGTCTGTGGCTGCGTGCGGCACCGTGTGAGCGTCCTGCGCCCATGCGACCGCACACAGCAGCATGACGGGAAGCATCACGACTGCACCTGGTCGAGTGCGTCACGAATGCCGGCGATGACTTCCTCTCGCCCCTCAATGATGGGGTCGACCACCCAGCCAATGACGACATCGCTCACCCGTTCCCACATGAGGCCATGCGGTTCAATGGCGGCATCAAGGGCGTTTGTGAGCTGGTCTCTGTCGCCCATCACGAGTGCTCGGCCGAGCTCGCGCAGCAGTCGGGTCTTCATCGGTCTCTCCTCGGGGTCGGTTTGCTCTTGGCGCGCTTGCCCGCACGCTTTCGAAAGAGCGCGTCCTGAACTTCAGTCTTTGTAGCACGAGTCGAGGGGGTCTTCTTCTTCGAGACGACCTTGCTCGGCCGGCAGTACTGGCTCTTGCTGTCGCCCGAGTGCCCGCACGGCTTGCCGGTCTTCTTGTCTACCCACTTCTCTCGCGCCCACCGTCGCAGGCTGGTGCCCTTCTCGGTCTTCCGCACCTGCCCCTTGCGCTTGCGGCACTTGCTGACGGCCTGGGAGGCTCGGGCGGACGGCCACACCTTGTAGCGGGCCTTGACCTCCTTGGTGCATGCGTCGTCTGCCATGACTACCCCACCAGCTGCCAGTGCGGACCGTCGGGGAAGCTCTGCCAGTCTCCGCCCCACTCAAGGCGTAGGTCGGAGCTCACCCGCCCCTCGGCCTGCAGGCGCTTCCAGGTCGCCTTCAGGTGAGCAGCGAGGGGGTGGTAGTACGTCCAGTCCCAGCTAATGCCGCCGTTGACGTAGGGGGCCGCATCGACTGCCCGGCTGGGAAACTTGTTGTGGTAGCTCTTCGGCCACTTGAGCTGGGACTTGCCCTGGTTGTAGAGCTCGTTCTGCCGCTGTTCGCTTCGAAAGCCTTCGAGAATGGTGATGTCCGAGGGGCAGTCAGGAGCGTCGAGCGCCTCGGTGAACAAGAGCACCAGGTCGGGGTGCGCAGTGTTGAGGCGAGAGAGGCTTCGAGACGAGTAGCGGTAGCTCATAGTTCACTTCGCAATCTTCGAGACGGGCTTCTTTGACCACATCTTGCACGAGTGGTAGCGCGCCTTGTTGGGTGGTCCTGGGTTGTCGCAGTTGTGCCGGTCGCGGAAGGCCTTGCGCTTCTTCGGGTCGTCCCGCTTGATTTCCATGTCGGGGTCGCCGAAGCGCACGGTGTACTTCCGTCCCTCGTGAGTGCCCGTAGCCACGAACTTCTTGCGCCCGAAGCCCGGCTCCCCTCGGCGGATGCGCCTAACCGGCATCGGCCAGTCCAGCGTCTACCATGGCCTGCATGAGCGGGGCAGCGAGCTCGCGACACTCGGCGGCAAGGGGTTCGAGGCCTTGCTCTTTGCGCTCCTTGTAGTGGGTGGCGAGCCGGCGGGCATCGGCCTCGTCGAGCTTAGGACAACCCAGGTTGACAATGCTACGGCTGACACCGTCGCCGCCGGTGAACTCGCCCTCCTGAACAAAGGGCGTCTCGGTTGTGACATAGGCCATCAGGTTGCCCCTGCTGCGAGTCGGAAGACTTCGATGTGAGAGATGGTGAGCTGGATGTCCCCGCCTACCTGGGGGTTCGGGGCAATCTGCAGATGCGCGAACGGTGTGCTCGGAGGGGAGGCTGCGGGCGCCGTGTCCGAGCTGCTGATGCCGGCGGTAGCCACCGGCACAGCACTGCGAGCCGGCGAGGCTGCGTCACTCCAGCCGGCGAGCACCCGACTGCCCGACACTTCGAGGAGTGCAGTGCCCGAGGTTGGCCACGAGCTGCCGTAGTTGCTCTTGGTGACGGTGGTTGCACCGCCATCGAACTCGCGCACCCGAATCGCCAGGTTGCTGGCCGTCGTGTTGTTGAGAAACAAACCTCTGGTCGGCGTGCTGCTGATGCTGTTGTTGGCGTTGCTGGCGTTGATGCCGAGGTTTTGGTTGTTCACCATGACCGAGTTGCTGATGGTGGCGAAGTGCACGAAGAAGAGCAACGTGTCACGCGCATCGTCCACCAGGCCGAGCACACCGGCGAGGTCGAGAGCGATGCCCGAGACGCTGTTTGCGTTCGAGCGGAAGACCCGAAGACCGGCGGCAGTGATGTCGGTGGTGGCGGTCGGCGAGCCCGACTGCACGAAGACGTTGTAGCCGACAATGATGTCGGCGCCGCTGTTCTTGGTGATGTTGCCCGAGCCGCTCAAGGTGCCGGTGTCGGCCGTTCGGAAGTCCCAGGTCTGCAGCAGCTCCGAAGAGGGCGGTGCCCCGGCGATGCTACCGGTGAAGACGGCAGTCGCAAGCACGTTGGCAGACGCATCGAGCGCGTCGAGCTCGACGGTGATGACCTCGCCGTCTGCAGTGCCCGAGAAGGTGTAGGGGCCGAGGCCGCTGCCCGAGATGTTGCCCGAGCCGACGACGTTGGTCTTGGCGGCCGAGTAGCTGTTGATTCGGCCCCCAGGGTCGGTGAACGCTCCGAAGGTGACCGCTGCGAAGCTACCGCCCCCTGCGACGTCCTGCGACTGCGCAGCAGGAGGGGTAACGGGCGTCGAGCCGCCCCCTGGAGCTGCGCCTCCGCTCGCACCCGTCGTAGGGTCGAAACACGGTGTGATGGGCATTCCCTACTCCTGCCAAAAGATTTCACTGCCGGTGAAGACGGGCGAGCTCGTTGCGTTGTCGACCTTCACGAAGAGGTAGAGGGTGCCGTTGCCCGGTCCCGCAAGGTCCTGCCACATGGGCAGGTCGACCTTGAACATGGCGCACTTGGTGGCGGCAGTGGTGATGCCGGCAACAAGGTCGGCCTCGGTGTCGGGAACGAGGACAATGTCACCCGCCGCATCTTCGCAAAGGCGAATCGTGACCTTGGTGGCGCTCGTGGCACTGGTCAAGACGACCTGGATGCCGTTGACGATGCCCCGGAAGTTGCGCCCTTCCTTCTGGAACCTGGGGAGGTTCGCCTGCAGGTCATGGGCATGCACTGCCGAGGTGTTGAGGGCAGTGGTGACGGCCTGGGTGCCGACCACTGGGTTGTGATGCAGGAAGTGGGTGATGCGGGTAGGCATGGGTCTCTCCTCATGCTTGGACTGACGACCTGACGCAGTGTATCACTGCCCGGCTGCGACCTGTTGAATCTGTAGCAGTTGCTGACGTCGCGCCTCTTCGGGGTCGGCGACGGGCGCACGTTCGAGCAGTGCACCGGCTGCCGCCTCGGCGGCGGTGCGAGGCAGTGCACGGCCCCCGTACACTTGAATCGGTCGCCCGTCCTCCTGGGGGTCGAGCTCGACGGCCGAGGTTCCTGCGACGAAAGCCTCATCGATGGCGTTCGGGGTGAGGGCGCGAAGGAGCTGCATGGCAGTCTCGCCGTCTTCACTCGGCTCGATGACTGCGTAGAGCGGCAGGCCTCGCTCATCCCTGCCCCAAAGCAGGTGCGGTACACCCTTGGGTGCCTTTGTCCAGTACTCGGGAAGGTCGGGGTGCGCGAGCTGCTCGGGAGGGGTGACGAGCTTGGGCTTGAACACTCGCTCGAACCAGTCCCAGGCGCCCGTCTGCCGGCCTGCGTCTGCATGGTGGGCGTACAAGGCGGCAGACCAGAACATCTGCTCGTCACTGACTGGGGCGGCGCCTTGGATGCCCTGGGTTTGGTACGACTGCCCCTCGGTGAAGCTGTCGAGCGCACGCAGCACACCGGGCAGCGCCTCGTCTGCGAGGGTGCGGGTGAGCACTTCACCCCCCTGCACGACCTGGTCAACGACTGCCCCGGCCGTCTCGCTTGCCTGCTGCGCCTTCTTCAAGTCCTGCACGAGAAGGTCAGCCTGCCGAGCCATGCCGAGGGCAAGCTCTGGAGCAGCGAGTAGCGGCAGCTCGGGGCCGAAGTAGACACCGTCGCCGACCTTCGCGAGCCCGAGGGTCTTGAGCGCCTTGTCGCCGTGCAGGTTGTAGGGGTCCTGCGCCCGAGCCTGCTGCAGCTTCGCCTTGAATGCCATGCGCGCCTTGTCGGGGTTCGACATGATGGCGCGGGCGAGCTCGGTGTAAAGCTTGGTGTTGCCGGCTGCGGTCGCGACGTACTGCCCGATAGAGTCGCGGATGGGGCCGGGCACCTCGGAGTAGTCGAAGAGGGCGCGCCGTGCGGTCTCCGCTGCCTGCCGAGGGGACTGCCCCTTGATGAGCGCCGCCTCGAAGGCCGCCTGCCTGAGCGAAAGCTCGAAGGCCTCGGCCGTCCGAGTGTAGAACGACTTGTCGAGCGGGTTGAGCTCGCGCTTGACCACTGCTGCAAGCGGTCCCTCTGCTGCCCGTCGAGCGTCTCGGAGGAGGTCACCCGCAAGGCTCCCGACCCGTTCCGAAGACACCGTCGAGTACCCGAGGCCGGTCTCCTCGGCGAGGTCTCGCAGTTGCTTGCCGCTGTAGTAGACGCCGTCCTGGGTGGTGAGGCCGCCCCCGTACACCCTGCGCTTGATGAGGCGGTCGAGGATGTCGCCCGACTCCTTGAGCCCGACGGTCAGCAGGGGGGTGAGCGCTTGCCGGAAAAGGGCAGCGGGGAAGCCGACCACGTTGGGCAGAACGTAGCCATACTGCGCGTTCGTGACTACATTGCGTCGCCCGGTGCCCGCAACGAAGTCGAACAGCTCACCGAGCACACCCTGCAGACTCGCACGGGCGCGGGGGCTGATGCCCTCGATGAACTCGGCGAACTCCTCCCCGTTCTCGGCGAGCACCCGTTCTGCGTGCGACTGCATGACGTCGTAGATGCGAGAGCGGGTGCGGCCTCGGGTGGTGAGCCTCGGCACCTCGACATCGACCGCCTCGGTGAGGGCGGCAACGATGCGGTCGGCACCGGTCGGCACTTCGCCGGCCTGCGCCGTGGCCTTCTCGACTGCGCTGCCGAGCTGCTCGGTGTAGCGCCCTCGGGCGGCGAGTCCCTTCTTGGTGCCCTCATCGGTCGCGACCTTCAGAAGTGCCTTCTGGTAGTCGGGCGCGAGCCATGACGTGAGCCGAGAGGTTCCCCGGGCTCCGGCCATGCCCGGCACGTTCGCCTTCATCAGCGCTTGGTCGACTGCCCGCACTGTCTCCACTGTCGGGAAGTCGGTAGCAATGCGGTTGATGAGGCCTCGCTCGGTGGCGAGGGTGAACAGCTGCTGCGCGCGGAACTCGTCGCCGTAGAGCGCGCCCATCGTCTTCACCCAGGCCTCTTCGGCTCCGATGGGCTTGGGCGACCGGGCAAGCTCTTCCCTGAAGATGGTGTCGACCGCCTTGTCTGCGCTGCCGAGCTCGCGAGCCTGCTGCGTGAGTCGCTTGCCGATGCGCGCGAACTCCGTCTGCGCTGCCGCTCGGATGTCGGCCCGTGCTCGGGCTACGGCTGCAGTCTCCTGCTCGAGGAAGCGAGCGCCCCCGAGTACCGCCTTGGCTCGCCTTGCGGCGGGCGTCTGCAAGGCCCTCGACTTGAGAAGGAGGTCGATGCCCCGAGTCTGCCCGGTGAGGTACGTCTGCGCTGCCGTCAGGTCTCGGGCAAGGCGGGCGACCTGGGGGGCCTGGGTGACGGCATGCGCGTCTTCGAGGAGGGTGGTGGCCTCCGCACGGAGGGCGGCCGGCATGTCCTGCCACCGCTCGAACTTGCTTACCTCGGCACCGATGGCGTCGGGCAGTCGGTCGGCGACGTCTTTGGGGCTGCCCCGGAAGACCTCCCTGCGGAATGCGCCGAGGCTGCGACGCAGGGCGGCCTCATGCGCCCGAGGCACACCGACGTTCGTGGTGACCATGACAACGTCATCGGGCACGTTGAGCTTGAACTGCCGGGCGAAGTAGTCCGCGTTCTCGCCGAGCACGGGCGCGACGTCCTTGATGACCTGGTCGACGGTGTTGCTCGTCGCCTTGATGGCCTGCGTAGCTCGTGCGGCCGTCGCCTCATCGAGCGCACCGGACCGGAGCACGTTCTGCGCGACCTTCCGCACAACCCGCCCGTCGGAGGCCTTGCCGGGTGTGATGGCTGCAGCGATGTCGGCCACGGGGTTGGCAAGCCCGAGGGCGGCTGCCTGCGCTGCCTTGCTCGCCCGCCCCTGGGGCTTGGCTGCTGCGGTCGCCTCCGCTGCCTTGATGGCAAGGCGTGCGGCCTCGCTCGCTGCCCGGGTCTTGGTGGCTGCCTTGACGGCCTTGGTGGCCCCCCGAGCTGCAGTGCCTGGTCCAGCGGGCACGAAGACCTCGCCGAGACTGCCTGCCCAGTAGGCTGCGTCGGGGTCGCCCCACACCGAGGCGTACCAGTCCCGCACGGCCGGGGCGTCGTTGAACTCGTCGCCCATGGTGCGACCGGCTGCGACGTTCTGAGCGATGCGCGCGCCCTCGGCCTCCTTCCATCCCTCGAAGTCTTCGAGCGGGTTGGGCACTTCCATGACCGAGACGACGCGCCTGCCCTCGGGGTCGAAGGTGGTGACCTTGCGGAGCTGCGACTGCGTTGCCACGCCTGGGGTAGGGACGGCGAGCTGCGGCACCGACTTCACGAGGTCGGTGAACTGCCCGGCGAGCTCGGGGCTGACTGCGCCGAGAATCTCGCGCCCGACCTTGGTGGGCAGCTGCAGCGGGTAGACGACGTCGGGGATGCCGAGGGTGCGGCGCCCCTGCGCAATGGCAAGCCCGAGGTCATCCGGGTCGACCGGCACACCGTTCTCATCCACCTCATACCCGAGACCTCTGAAGTAGCCCTCGGCGGCAAGGGCGGACACCCAGCCCATCGTAGAGCGGAGAGCTGCACCAAGCTCGGTCTCGACTACTCCGGCCGTCTCGTTGGCCTCGGTGAGGATGCCCGAAAGGAGGGGACCGGCCCGCTCGAAGGTGCCGACCTCTTCGCCGGCTTCAATCTTGCGGTCAATCTCGGCCTGCCTCGCCTTGATGCCCTCGCCGATGACCCGGGCAGACTCCGCACCGAGGATGGGTTGCAGTGCGAAGGCCTCCTGTGCCTCTTCCGCCGCCGTAGGGGGCCGTTCCTCGCCTTCTGGAGTGACATACACCCTCTCGGTCAGGAACTCGCCCGAAGGCAGCACAGCAGGAATCTCGCGCTCCTGAATGCGAGTCGGACGGAAGGCCACGAAGCCCTCGGGGTCCACTCGCCGGGGTTCCTCTACGCCCGGCTGAATGACCCGAGTAGCTTGGCGCTGCTGCTCGGCTCGCTCCCGTTCGAGCAGTCGAGCCTCTTCGGCGAAGACCTCGCCCTCTGGGATAAGCGTCTGCCGCGCTTGCATCTGAGGTGCAACGGCCTGGCGTGCGGCCTCCTCCCTTGCCGCTGCAAGCTCAGCAGCCGGCGGAATGTCCGGGGCAGGCAGTTCGAGCTCGGGGATGGGCTCGGCCGGCAGACCCGGAGGCGGGGCAATGATGCCCTCGGCCGTCAGGATGCGTACAACCTCGGCCTGCTCCATGTCGTCGGGGAACTCGTAGACAGTGTCGCCAACCTCGTACTCCATGCCTGCCCCCTACTCGAAGCGACCGGTCGCCGGGTTGTAGCGCACCCGCTTCTTCGGGGCAGGAGGCTCGGCCTCCCCTGCCGGGGCTGCAATCTCCGTCGGCACACCGGCTGCGAGGATGTCTGCCGCAAGGTCGGGCTCGGGCTCGGGTGCCGGTTCCGGTGCCGGTCGACGGGGCTGCGGAGGAAGGGGGGCGCCTCCTGCAAGCACCTGCTCGATGCTCTGAGCCGGGCGGCTACCCGATGGCACACTGTAGGGGCGTCGCCCCTTCTCGAAGACCTGGAAGCCCTCGGCCGTGCGTCGGTAGACGAAGTTCGGGTCGGTCGGGTCTCGGAAGACCGTCTGCTCCCGAGGGGCAGCCGGTGCGGGTGCCGGTGCCGGTGCGGGCTCGTCTGGGAAGTCTGCAGGCTCCTGCAGGGCAAGGAGCTGCCCGAAGGCCTCCTCCTTGGTCTCGGAACGCTTGAGACGTCGCGCGAAGTCGAACTGCCGGTCGGCCTCCTCTTCGAGGTCTCGGGTGATGGTGGCGTCGAGCTCGCGCGCCTGTTCCTCGGCCTTCGCCTCCCGCTCCTTCGCTGCCCGCTGGAGCTCGCGCTGGTTGGGGCTGGCGAGGTTGCGGGCGTCGTACTCCTTGGTAGCAAGCGCGAAGGCAAGCCCCTGTTGCAGCTCTTCGCCCTTGAGCACCTTGCCGAGCTGCTTCTCGACCTTCTTGATGTCGTAGGGGCGTCCGGTCGCGTCGAGCTGCCGGATGAGGTCAGCGGCGAGCCGTTGCGACTTGCCGACGGCCTGCAGCTCTACGTCTTCGGCGACGAGGCTGTTGAGGATGTCGTCGGCCTCGACCATGGCCTTGTAGTAGGGCGACTTCTGGTACTGCAGGTAGCGGCCCTGGTTGAGCTCGGGGTCGTAGCCTCGGGCGATGAGCTCGCGCCGTGCACGCTCCCTGCCCGGGTCGGTGTACTGGGCACCTGGTGCCGTCGCGCGAGCCTGCTGCAGCTCGGCGACCCGCTGCCGAGAGGTGAGCACCTCGGCCTCGAAGTTGACGCGCTGGTCGTTGCGGTACGCCTGCTTCGCTGCCGCCTCGTCGTAGAGCGCCTTGGCGAAGGCGAAGTCCTCCTCGTTCGCGAAGTCCTCCGCTGCGAGGGTGCCATCCTGCAAGGCAGCGAGCGCAGCTTGGAAGGCGTCCTCCTCCGTCGAGAAGCTCACACCCTCGGGTGCTGCGGTCGACGCCCGACGCTCGACAATGGCCTGCCCGTCGTAGCCTCCCCGGATGCCTGCCGGCCCTGCGAAGAATGCCGCCTCAAGCTGCTGCTGCAGTGCACGTTCTGCCGCCTGCTCCTCGGGTGCAAGTGCACGGGCGGCACCGCTCGGGGCGCGTCCTCGGGCGATGCGCTGGAGCTGTCCCCGCACCTGGTCGAGGCCTGCCGCTTCGAGGCCTCCGCGCTGGAGCAGCCCGACGAGCTCGCGCCCCTGCTCGGGGGTGGTGTCGGCAGTGATGAGCCGAAGTGCGGCGTCCCGAGCATCGACCGACTTGCCCTCCGCGAGTAGGCGTTGGATGTCCTGTCGCGCTTCTCGGGGAAGCTGTAGGCCTGCTGCCCTGCCCGCTGCCCCGGCGGCCACCCTGCGCCGTTCTGCGTCCTCGGAGGCGTAGGTCTGCTGAAGCAGTGCCTGCGCAGACCCCAGGTCTTGCGGACGGACCCGGAAGACCTCGTTGAGGTTGGTGAGGTTCTGGCGCTCGCTCTGGATGAGCGAGTCGAGATAGTTGAGCCTGTCCTGCTCGGCTTGGATGTCCCGGCTGATGTCCTGGTAGCGCTGGAAGGCTGCCGCCGTGCGGGCGTAGGACTCGACGTACTGCGGGCGACGCCCGGCGAAGGAGGTGGTAGCCATCACTGGAACTCGGGCTGGGGGATGAGGCCGCCGAAGGTGTAGCCGGTCGGCTGGGGCTGGTAGCTCAAGAGCAGGGTCTGGTCATCGACCTTGGGGATGCTCGCCTCTTGCATCTTCGCCGAGTGGGCCATGCCGACGGCCTGCATCCCGACATCGGCGGCACCGGTGAGGCCGAGGGTGACGGCTTGCGCGATGCCTGCCCGCCGTTGCGCCTCGGCCTGCTGTGCCTGCTGTTCGAGCTGCGCAATCTGCGCCCGTTCGGCCTGGCGCTCTGCGATGTCGGCCTGCCGGATGCTTTCCTCTTCGGCTTGCTGCATGCCCCTCAAGGTCTGCTGCTCGGCCTGCTCCTGCAGGAAGATGTCCCGACCCGAGACTGCCCGGCCGCCGGCCTGCTGTGCTGCTGCCTGCTGTAGCGCCATCGCTTCGAGGTCTCGGGTGACGCCCATCTGCGCGCCCTCGGCCTGCCGACGCAGTCGCGCCTCTTCGCTGCCCGTGAGTCCGAGGTCTCCGGTGCGCTGCCGCCTGCGCAGCTCGTCGAGCTCGCGCTGCTGCTGCGGGGTGAGCTGCAAGGCCTTCGCAGCTCGGGCAGTGCCGACGCCCTGTGCGATGCCTCCGATAGCCTTTGCACCGCCTGCTGCGATGAGTGCAAGGGTGATGGGGTCCATGATGCCTCAGAGGTAGAAGGTTTCGATTGCGACGCCCCAGTTGACGACCGCCGCGCGGTCGAGCTGGGAGTGAGTAGCGAGCCCGAAGGTGCTGCGGCCGTTCGGGGCCGAGTAGACGAGCACCCCGTCTCTCGACTGGTAGGCCCCTGCGATGGTGTATGGAATGTTCGGGCCGAGGGGGGCACCGGTGCGCCACATGTTCGCGACTGACTGCACGTTCGCGACCTCCTGCGCATGGTTCCGCAAGTTGTAAGCCGATGCCGGGTCGTTGACGTAGGGCGCAATCCACACTTGCCGGTCCGTGTCCGTCGACTCCTGCCCGCCTGCTGTGCTCTCATCGGGTCCGCCCTCGACTTCCCACCAGTAGTGAAAGACGGCCGTGCTCGCGCGCCTGGTGTCGACGGTGATGGCGGTGCCCGGGATGGGGTGGAAGGCCTGCGAACTCGTGCGCCCCTGCCCCGAGAGGTATTTGGTGCAGAAGGTGAGACGGATGAGGCCCGAGTTGTTGCCGCCCTGGTGACCGGTGATGCCGTGCTGCACACCGGCGAAGGGCTCGAAGCTCGGGGGCTGGACGTGCCGGGTGTCAATCCACTTCGCGTTTTCGATGTCGCCCGGGACGATGCCGCCATGCAGGTACACACGTAGCGCCTCGAAGTTGCCCTCAAGGGCAGCGGAGGTGCAGATAGTGCCGTCGGCAAAGGTGGTGGGGGGAGTGAATGACATTCAGCGCACCCGATGCTTCAGAACGGCAAGGTTGCCGCCATTGTAGTCGAGGCTGGCCCCGTTGCTGTAGACGGTGTCGTGCACGAGGTAGTTGACCGACCCGCTTCGGTAGGGGTGGAGCACACCCTTGACGACGACCCGGATGCCGTAGACCACGAGGCTCGAAGGCACCGTGCGGGGGTAGTACCAGGCGCCCGAGATTCCGCGCCACCGCTGGGTGCTTGCCGAGCTCGGGTTGGGCAGCGAGCCATTGTCGGGCAGCTCGGCATAGCGAAGCCCCGAGGGCATGACACTCGTTGCCTGCGTAGATGCAAGGCTGTCGCCGTAGTAGCTGCCGACCGTCGTCTTGAAGTCGCCCTGCCCCGGCACCGGCACGTAGTTCGCGCGCGCCGAGCTCGTGACGTCCCATTCGAGGTAAAACACCCAGCAACCGCCCCAGGTGTCTTCTTTGGTGTCCGGGTTGGGCGCGTTGTTGAACCCGTAGTAGCCGAGGCTTCCTGCCGAGTCCCAGTTGCTGCCCTGGGTGGCTTTGGCCGAGAGGTTCCAGTAGACGCGCAGCACTTCGCCGTTCGCGACGGTGAGGCCTGCCCCGAAGCTCATGTCGGTCGGGTTGCCCGCACCGTCCTCGATGGGGTGAGGGTTCGCCGGCATGGCTGTCATGCCGTTCACTGTCACCGTCGACGTGTGCCGCCAGTCGTTGAGCCCGATGAGCTGCTCCTGCGCATGGGTAAGCAGCCACCCCGTCTGAAACTGGGGCAGGTCGTGCGCTGCGTCTCGGTGGTTGAACTGGTTGAGGTCGGTCTGCGTGTAGGACGCAAAGCGAGTGTTGAGGCTTGCAGCGTCGAGCGCATCGCCCGAAACAATGGGGCCGTCGGTGATTCGGGACATTAGCGCCACCTTCCGATTGCGAGGTAGCGCATGCCGTAGAGGTGCGCTTGGGCGACCGGCTCCCCGGCCGTTGTTGCTGACGGGTCATCCTGCGACGGTCCGCTGATGCGCCACTGAAAGCGGAGGGTGATGTCACCCTGCGGCACCAGACTCGACCCGATGACCCGGAAAGCCTCATGGCATCCGGGGCCTCGCTTCTCGGCAATGGTGACGCCGTTCGCAGTGATGCGGAGGTTGAGGTAGCGGGGCGTCTTCGGGTAGGGCTGGTTCAATCCCTTTGCCATGCTTCCGAAGATGTAGCCGTTGCCCGTCCACTCGACATGAAGGTGACCACCCTTGAAGCCGGTGAGCTGGATGCCGTTGCCTGCCGACACGTTCTGCCATCCGCCCGGGTAGACGCGGAAGGTCACAGAGTCCCACATGTTGCCGGCACCGATGTAGGTTTCAACAACGGTGTCCTGCTCTCCGCTGCCCGGCGGGTACTGTGTGTCGACGTAGCTGCGAAGGAGGGCGTAGTCTTTGACCCGGGCCTCGTCTGCGTAGTTGTCGGGGAGCTGGTCGCGGTCGAGGGTGGTGATGCTCGACTGCTGCGCGCGCAGCTCGTCGTTGACTGCGCTCGGTTCGAGGGTGCCCCCCGAGGTCGCCTGCCGTTGCGCCCAATGCTTCACGCTCGCCTCCCCATGACGACCTTGGTGCCCTTGGTGGTGAACTCGTATTCATGCCCGACCAGGATGACGTCTGACGTCGTCTCAATCTCGAAGCAGAACCAGGCCGCCGATTGATGGGCAACGCTGTAGCGGATGGGCACGAGCCGCGCCTTGGTGTAGCTGCCCGAGCCGAGCACGGCCGAGTCGAGGGCGGGCAGCGTCGAAGCGTCGGGCGGCTGCATGAGGTACGTGCGCTCGTCGACTGGCACAAGGTCGAAGTCTTTGAAGTGGCGCAGGGTGACCGAGACGTTGCCGGTCGTCATCACCCACACCGTCACGTAGCTCACCTGCTTCTGCAGCTGGGGGTCACCTGCCGACCACCAGGCCGACCGGTATACGCTCGTGGGCGGCCCTGCGTCAGTCATTACGTCATCGACCACACTGCTGCCGAGGGTGCGCTTGCCCGACATGACGAAGAGGCCGCGCTGCGAGTCGGTGCCGCCGGCCTCGGCTCCGGTGTGGTGCCCGAAGATGACGGTGCCGTCTGCCCGGGTAGCGATGGCTCCGACGGGGAAGCCCTGGCGGGTGCTCCATGGGCTGAGCCTGAGCGAGTCGATGAGGGCAAGGCGGTCGAGGTGAAGCACAAGGCCCCGGTTCGGTCGGTCGTTGCCCTGGGTGGGGATGTAGACCTGGTACTGCCGCTCGGAGGCCGAAAAGGTCGCCACCGCTCGGGGCAGGCAGTCGGGCGTCACCTGTTCGAGTAGCTCATCCTGCCCGACGGTGAGGTTGACCAAGTCGGTGATGGCGCCGCCTTCGAGCCCGCCGGTGAGACCGTACACGCCGTCGGTGGCAAGGAAGACGACGCCGAGACCGGGCACCGCTGCGATGGTGTGGGGGCTCAGGCAGGTCACTGAGTTGCTGATGGTGGTGACCTTGAAGCCCTCGGCGAAGCTGCCGGTGACGACATCAATGCCCCTCTCGCGGAAGACGAGGAGGTTGGTGTACGACCCGAAGAGGCCGGTGACTGCACCGCCCTCGCTGCTGAGCTGAATGAAGGAGGTAGCGGCGAATTGCTCGATGAGACCTGGCGCCGAGTAGTACAGACTGAGGCCGTCATCGATGCCCCCGTCGAGCCAAAGGCATCCACCGTAGAGGGCGCTGAAGCGAGCTCGGGGAGCCGGCAAAGGGCCGGTCGCGATGTCGGGCTTCGGAAGGGTGAGGTCTGCCGTCTTGATGGCGTCGAAGAACAGGTCCTCGGCATTGTTGCGGATGACGTCCACCAGGTAGAGGGTGGTGTCGCCCTGGTAGACATAGTCGTCGGAGTAGTTCTTTGTGCGGTACAGCTTGCGGGCAACGGTACCCGGCGGGCCGATGGGGAGGCGCACACCGACGGCATGCCGGAAGCCTTCGGCCTGCGCCGTCAGACCCCATGCAATCGTGCCGACTTCGGATGCCGGCCCCTCGCTGCCCGTGTCGGAGACGAAGCTGACGACGTAGTTGAAGAGGGCCTCCTTGTCGCCGTCTGCTGCCCCGCCTGCCGTGTTGGTGGCGAAGCCGAGCCCCCATCGCCCCCCGTCGGAGATTGAAAGCGGGTTGGACGGGCACCAGATGGTCAAGGCGCTGCCGAGGATGGTGGGGTCGAAGCTGCCGCCCGATGGGGCGGGCATGGGGTTGACCCGGAGTGCCTCGGGCGACGTCGGCAGGGTGGCAAAGCCGAAGGGCCGAACGCATCGGGTGATGGCTGCCGAGGACTCGGCGGCACTGCCGAGGGGCCACGGGTCGACGAGCACCGGGCGGTCGACGCCGTTGGTCACGATGACGCCGTAGGGCGTGTCCGTGAACCACGACCCGGCCTCGGTGGGCGTCGGGATGTGGCGGTCAGCCTGGAGGACTCGCAGCGAGGGCACACCCGCCGCGTCGTAGTAGTACTGCAGCTTGCCGTCGGCTTCGAAGAGCACAGCCTGCCGAGCTCCACCGGCGAGCTGCTGTGCAACGTGCAGGGCGTACACCGGACCGACCGAGCCGAACGGGTCGAAGTCGTTTTCGCCGGTGCGGTACTGCTCGTAGCCGACGCGAGACGACCAGCCGCCCGACACCCGGTCGAGGGTCCAGTTCTGGAGCCGCCCGGCATCCTGCGGGTTCTGAGGCAGTCGGGTAGCTACGCCACCTGCGAGCGGGGTTTGGTACTGCGACTGATTCATGGCGTGTACGTGAGGGGGCCGTAGGGATTGCGCACGAAGCGATAGCCGGCCGTCGGGGTGCCCTTGATGATTCGCCGGGGCACTTCCTTGAGGTAGCGCTGCTCCATGGCCTTGTAGAGGGTGTCCTTCTTCCGCATGTAGACTTGGCTGAGTGCCGGGTTGTCGACCTTGAGGGTGAGAGATTCAAGGGCGGCGTAGGCGACAATCTGCGCGTAGGCAGCCGGCACGAGGGGGACGTCCTGGTCCTCCTGCATGCGCGTCGGAGCGATGACCATGCGGGCATTGATGTCCTGGTCGGCACTCGGGTGCGGGTAGAGCTCTACGGATTGGTAGACGCCCGCCTGGTTGTAGAGGTAGCGCACCGCTTCAGACTGGAAGGCCTGCCCGCTCAGGTGAGAGAGGGCGAGGTTGGGCTTGAGCGTTACACCGCCCGTCGGGGCTACGGTGTCGACTCCGACCGCCAGGGCATCGACCGCGTCTGCATGCCGGATGCGCACCGGGGCGAGGATGTTGGCCTCGGGGCAAGTGAAGTAGTACCGCCGGTAGAGGCCGGTGTTGTTGGGTAGCACCTCGGGGGTCAGCTGAAGGGTCTGAGTGTCCGAGAGGTTGAAGGTGCCGACCTTCGAGAAGGCGCTCTCGAAGCCCGAGCTGACATCCCGGCGGTAGCTCGGGAAGTTCTGCGCATGGGGGCCGCGCACGTTGCACATGTAGAGGTTGATGGTGCGCACACCCTGCCCGACGCCTGCCACCGTTGCGATGCCTCGGGGGATTTGAGGGGCGGGCACCCGCTTGCCCTCGCTCGGGAGGTACGCCTCGATGGTGCCGAGCAGGTCGGGGTCGAGGTTGGCGTCTTCCCGTTCCCACTTGCTCAAGAAGAGCGCCTTCGCCGGAATCCCGACGTGGGGGTCTGAGACGTTCTGCACCGTCATGCAGTCCGAGGGCAGGTAGACCTCTCGCCGCTTGACCGTGGCAGTGTACGTGCCGGTCACACCCTCGAACGGGTTGCGCAGGTACAGCCGGGTCGTGAGCTCCACCCAGGCAACCCGGTGCCGGTGAGTGGTGCCTGCGCTGTCCTTGAAGACGAGCTCGGCCCCGGCGAGGTTGCTGCCCGGCCGGATGGGGTCGGGCGAGAGGGGCAGCGCAGCACCGGTGACCGTGGCACTGCCCGAAGTGAAGGTGAGGTCGAAGGTCGTGTCGGTGTAGACCTTGACCTTCCGGTCTCGGCTCGCGAAGGCCCAAGGCCGGTCAGTCAGCGACCTGGTCTGCGCATCGTTGAGCAGCGAGACGAGCTGCTCCCGATAGGTCGGGTTGCTCGGGTCGTAGTCGAGGAGGTTGCCGCAAAAGTCGAGCAGCTCACCGAGATTCATGCGTCACCTCGAAAAGACGGCCCCACCGGCGAGCGCTTCAACCGATGGGGCCGGGGCAGGTGACCCGAGAGGACAGTGGGCCGACCTGCCCTGGGGGGGCTCAGAAGCGCTTGAAGATGTGGATGGCGACCTTGTTGGCGGTCGTTGCACCCTTGGCTTCGAGGGCCACTGCGAAGAGGCCGGCGGTGTCGCTGGCTGCAGCAGTCTCGACCTCACCAGCGGCTGCGGAACCTGCCGAGAGGGCAGCGCCGGAGGCGATGGTGCCTGCGTTGCACTTGACGTCAGCGGCATAGCCGGAGACGACCACGCGCACCTGCTCACCTGCGCCAGCAGCAGCGTCGAGGGCGACACCGATGGCGAGAGCGTTGCCCGTTCCGACGTTGGCGGCCTGCTTCACGTAGAGCACGCGGTCGGAGCCGGTCTTGGTGTTGTCGAGGCCGACCACATCACCGGCGACGATTGCAGCGCTGGAGATGAACGTTTCGACCTGGCGGCGGTTCGAGGTCGTAGCCTCGGTGCCCGAGGGGCTGGTGATGCCGTCGCCGAGGAACTGAACGAGAGTAGAGGTAGCCATGGCTCAGGCCTCCGCATCGAGAAGGACACCGTGCGAGGCAAGGTGACCGGTGACAAGCTGCATGCGGCAGAAGACCATGGCGGCCTCGGTCGCAGTGCCGGGAACGGGCATCATGTCCGAGACCTCGAAGAAGCCGTCGGTGTCCGCGTAGAGCTGGAAGTTGCTGCTGCTCAGCACGTAGGCCGAGACGGGCTTGGCGGGGTTCTGCGCCGTGAAGCCGAGGTTCGGCTCGACGTAGATTTTGGCGCCACGCCACATGGCGACCATGTCGCGGTCGAGGCTGTCGCGGTCGGAGGCCGAGACGTAGTTCACGTAGCTCTGCTGCTTGTTCTGGAAGGCAGCGAAGCACTTCGGCGACATGAAAATCATGTCGGGGAACTCGCCGGAGGGGTTCCGAATCTGCGCATCGATCATGAGCTGGTCGAGGTGCGCGAGGTCGAAGTTGCCCGCCGAGTCGAAGAAGTTGTTGAACCAGTTCTGCGCCTGGTAGGTGGCCTTGCTCAGACCGCCGACGCTGTTCTGCTGGGAAGCAGCGGCGACGCCTTCGAGCCAACCCGTAGAGGCGGCAGTGGTCATGCCGTTCAGGGTCTGCAGCGTGGTGAGCTTGGAGCTGTTGCCCACCATCACCTGCTTCGAGACTTCCTTCTTCAGCCCGAGCATCACGTTCTTCATCTTGCTTTCCAAGATGTTGACGACTGCGAGGTCACCCTTGTTCGCTGCCTTCTCGACGGCGGACAGGATGATGGGCTGGGTGAAGTTGGAGTACTCGAACTTCGCCGTCTGGAACGGGTCGGTCACCGCCATCGACACGGGCTCGAAGCCGTTGCTGAGCTCGGTGATGCTGGAGTGCTCGCCGAAGATGACGGGCTGCTCCACGCGAAGACCGCCCGACACCTTGACGAGGTTGCCGGCCTGCTCGATGGCGCGGAAGAGGGGGTGCGAAAGGAACGAGTTGTCAATCAGCTTGTCGCGCAGAAGCTGCAGCGTAGTGCTGATGACGCTTTGGGGTGCGGCCACGGAGGCCTCCATTGCGGTTGGATTGCTTGCGTTTCGAGGCGTGCTGCGGTCGTCGCAGTGCCGAAGGCGCAAGGCTCCGCAATGGGGTGGCCTTACAGTGCCGCTACTGTAGCACGGTCTCAGCTACGGTGCATAGCCTGGGCCATAGCGAGAATGTCTGCCGCACTCATCTTCTTCAGGTCGCCTCGACCTGGTCGAGCTCCGACGCTACCACGGCGAGGGGTGCCCGTGCCCTTGAGGGCGGCCTCCTTGGCTGCCCGACGCTTGGCGCTCCGAGCCTCCGAGGCCTTGGCAGCCTCGACCTTCGCCTTCTTGCCCTTGGCTGCCCAGTAGGCGGTCTCCAGGTCGAGCGAGTCGTTGCTCTCAAGGAGGTGCTGCACCTCCGAGCGCAGGCCGGCGTCCTTCTCGAAGTCGGGGTGCTCGGTGAGGAACGTCTTGTAGCTGTCCTGCGCTGCCATCTGTTCGTACTCGGCCTGCATCGGTTCAAGCACCTGCTGCAGCCGGCGGGTGACCTCGGCCTCGATGCGCGCGTTCATGCTCGCCTCGTTGAAGGGGTCGTACTCGGGCAGCTCGTCGGGGGTGGTCAGGGCCTCCTTGCCCCGCATCAAGGCTTCGCGCTCGCGCATGAAGTCCCGTCGCTGCTCGGACAGCTCCTGCGTCTTCCGGGTGTAGTCGGCCTGCATGCTGCGCATGAGCTTGGCGATGTCGGGCGGCACCGACTTGACGGCCTGCTCCCAGCTCAGTCCCCGCTTCTTCGGGGGCTCGTCGCCCTCCTGCTCTTCGAGCTCGACTTCTGCCCCGTCTGCTTCCATGGCAGCTTGCATCGCTGCGAGCTCGGGGTCTGTCGACGGTGCGGGCACCTCGGGCACCGCTTCCGGCTGGGTAGCTGTTTGTGCCTGCACTTCTGCAAGAACTTGCTCGGCAACGCTTTCATGGCTCATATGTCCTCTCTTACTGAATGAGCTTTATGGGCTGCCCGACCTGGCGATACCAAGACGGGTTCCATCCGGGCGCCTTCACGAACGCTACCGGACGGCCGAGGAAGGTGGTGCCAAGCTCAAGGACACTCACCCCCTGGATTCGATTGACAAGGAATGTCCGCCACCCTGGAAGGCCCCCCGTGGCCGTCGCAGACTGAGGGTCGACGTAGAGGTGCAGGTAGGTGCGCCCGTTGGTGCCCCTCCAGATGGCGTGAGGGTTGCCGACTCGCTGCCCCAAGGCGCCGGGCGTCCCCTCGGGCTGCCACTTGTCTTTGTAGAAGAACGTGACCGGCTGCTTCCGCTCGATGGCCTGCGTCAGGTTGCCCATGACGCCGCCCTCGTAGGAACGGTAGTAGGCCTGCTTTCGTGTGGCAGGGATGACGGACTTGGGGCGCTGCCCGAAGCCGAAGAGCTGCGCCAGGCGCAATCGTATCGACTTGAAGGGCATGGCTACCGCCGCATGCGCTTTGCGAAGTCGAACTCTTCCTCTTCCTCTTCCTCTTCCTCAACCTCGCCGTCGGGCATGACGGTCTCTTCCTCGATGACCTCCTCGGGCTCGGCCGGGGCGTCGAGGAACTCGGCGAAGGCCTTGTCGCCGGCGAGCTGCGTGAGGGCGGCAGTGATGGCGGTGAGCTCGGCGTCGCCCTTGATGTCTTCGAGCTCGACGGGGAAGGGCTTGCCGTAGTCCGAAGCGGCTGCTGCCATCATGGCGAGGAAGCGGGCAACGTCGCCGTCCATCTGCGCGACGTCCTCGGTGTACTTCTCGGGCGTCAGGTCGAGCCCCATGACCTTCGCGGCCTTGGCGATGGCATCGGTCAGCGCACTGTAGACCTTCGCCGAGTAGGGCCGGTCGGGGCGCGGCACGAGGTCTGCCATCTCCTCCCCGATGAGCGCATCCTGCTCTTCTGCGATGGCGGCAAGGTCTGCGGGCATGCCCTGGGGGGCTCCGGTTGCGATGACGAGAGGCATTCAGGCACCTTCGGGGGGGAGTCCCCCTGCTGCGGGGAACGGGAGGGGAGCGGGACCGGTAGGGGCGGAAGGCTCGACGGGTTGAGGCTCGGCAACCTCGGCGAAGGACTCGGGGAGCTGGTACGTGCGCACGAGCTCGCCGAGCACCTGCCGAGGGTCGGCACCGAGCTGGACGAGGAGGGGCACCAGGCGCTCAAGTGCCTGCTGCTTCGCAAGGTCGCTCATCGGGGTGGTGCCTGCGTCGACTGCCCAGTAGCCGAAGTCGCCGGTGAGGTCATCGGCCGAGAGGATGGTGGGGCCGACCGGGTTGGGCAAGGCGAGGGGCTCGGCGTCGTCTCCGAGCACCACACTGAGCATGATGTTGTAGGTCTTCGCGATGGAGGTGATGACGGCGTCTCGGGTCCGCGCCATCCGCCCGACCTCGCTGCTCGTGTAGGCCGCGAGAAGCTGTTGCTCGGTGGCTGTGCTCTTGGTCACCTCTCCTCTCGTGAATGGGGCGAGAAGGCCTGCCTCGTTGATGTCGGCCTGCACCGTCTGCGAGTAGATGCTGATGTCGGCAGGGATGGGCGCCTGGGGCACCGGCATCATGTTGCCTTCGAGGGGGGCACCCGGTTGGAGGTCGACCTCGATGAACTCGCCGTCCAGCCCCTGCGCAATCTTCGCCGCACCATCCTCGGACAGGAAGCCCGCCCGTACCATCCACTGCCGAGCCATGCGCCGCACGCCCTGCGCTTGGTACGTGCGCATGACGTTGAGCTCTCGGAACTGGTCGAGGCTCCGACGGATGAGCGAGTAGCCGCGCAGGGGGGTGTCGGGGTCGCGACTGAAGTACAGGGGAATGATGGGGACGACCGGGCGACCGTTGGCGGTCTTGTAGGGGATGCCCGTTGTCTCGTGTTCGAGCTCGGCATCGGGTCGGTCTGCGTCGGCTGCCGCCTCGGGGTCGAGGGCTCCGACCTGCACCTGCACACCCTCGAAGAGGTGCTCCTTGCCGTCGGCGTAGTCCGGGGACCACACCACGAGCGCATCCCCGAGCAGGTCGTAGAGCTCGACCACTCGCACCCACTGTTCTTCTGGCGGCGTCTGCGTCGGGTCACCCAGCCCCAGCAGCTGGTCCTTGCCGGCGATGCCCGTGGACTCAATCCACTTCGAGTAGGCACGGGCGCGGAACTCCTCGGGCGACCTGCTGTAGCGCTCGGAGGCTTCGAGGAGGGGCATGAGGTAGACGTGCCCGACGTAGCGCTGCTGTTCCCAGGAGGTCGCGGTAGCGTCCACGATGACCTCCCAAGGCGAGAGGGCAGCACAGCTCACCCGCTTCAACGGGTCGGCACTGAGCACCGGTGCGAGCTTGATGAAGCCCGCCGGGTAGATGAGCGCCAGGCGTGTGGCGTCTTCGAGCTGCTCGCGCACCGAGAGCAGGTACTGGTTGGCCGTCGCCTCGGCAACCTCCGCGTTGCCCCGCCCTCGAATGTCGGGCATGACCTCGACCGAGGGGTTCTTCGCGTAGAGGCTGCCGAGGTAGCTCTCGACGACGGCGTAGGCCTTGGGCACCTCGGTGCGGAGGATGCCGTCGAGCGTCGGTGCGGTCGACTGGAAGAAGCGCGTCATGTACAGGTTTCGCAGCTCGCGCAGCTCGTCGCGCCTGCCGTCCCAGTAGAGGTCGTGCTGCATGCAGATAGACTGGCACTGCTCGGGGGTCAGCATGTGGGGCCTCAGAAGGGGAGAGAGTGGGAGCGGATGCGGCGAGCTCGGCTGCGACTGATGAGGTCATCGATGCGGGTGCGACCCGATTGTAGCGCATGGGTGCGCCAAGATGACGGGATGTCGCGCAGGCAGCGGTAGCCTAACGCCATCGCCATGGCGCTGTCATCGTAGCCGCCCTTGGGGGCCTCGGGTGCGACCTTGCCGGCCGGGATGGTGAGGCTTCGCAGCTCCATCCAGGTGACCCGGTCCATCACCTTGACGACCTGCAAGCTCTCGCGCAGGGTGTCGAAGGCTTCGAGCTTCGACTGCAGGGTGGTCACCCAGGGCTTCCCCTGGGGGTTCCGCCACTGGTAGCGGTAGCCGCAATGTGTCAGCTCCAGAAGGAACGCATGCCCGTGGTTGTTGCTCTCGGCGAGCATGAGCGCGTCGTTGTAGCGGCTGGCGACCTGGATGCAGCGGTGCGCCCATGCGGCGGGTGTGACCTGGTTGTTCCGCTCGGTGTAGACCGGCTGCATCGTCGAGACCGAGACGACGCACAAAGCCGAGTAGTCGCCCCCGACGCCGCCCCCGATGTCGACGCCCATGACGTACCGGTCGTGCGGGTGCGGTGCCTCAATCTCCCGCCCGTGTCGCTTGCCGTGCAGCTCGTGCTCTATGACGTGAATGTCCTGCAGTACTTCCTCGCCGTAGTAGCCGCCCTCCCGCCCGAGGAAGCAATCATCGAGGCAGGCCGGGTACTCCCGTCGGAACTTGTAGGGGCCGAGGGTGGCGAGGTAGCGACGCCTCCACGCAAGCTGCCCGTCGGTCAGGTTGTAGGCCTCGGCGAGCTCGGCTTCTGCCTCGGTGCGCTCGAAGTCGTCGGGTACCAGGTCGCAGTACTTGGGCTCTTCCCACCACCAGTGAGTGATGAGGTGCCACCCGTTCTCGGGTGCGCCGGCGATGAGCTCGCTGAAGCGGTCGCCTGGGTTGTTGGCCGTGCTCTCCAGCATGAGCAACCCGTCACCCACTGCCGACAAGGCCTGCGCAAGGAGCTCCTCCTGGTCGGGCGCGAAGGCGAACTCGCTGAGCAGTGCAGCGATGGGACTGAAGCTGCGCAGCCCCGTCGAGCTGCGAGAAGTGAACGCCTTGAGGGTTGCCCCGGTGTCCGCCAGGCGTAGTTCTCCCTTCGCCCGGGTGTCGAGGTCTCGCTGCAGAATGCTCGGGGGGTGGTGCATCCAGCGGCGGTTGTCATCGAGGAGGGCCGTGGCACTTTCCGCCCGCAATGACACGAGGGCGAAGAGGGCGGCCGTCGGGGTGCTCGCCCATTGCTGGTGGAGCACCATCTTGCAGGCTGTTGTAGCCGCTACTTGTCGCGCCTTTATCACCAAAATGCGCTTATATCCGCGCTTTACGGCGTCGAAGATTTTGACCTGCATGGGCAACGGGTCGAAGGGAATCTCCCTCTTGCTGTCCTTGTCCTGCACTCGATGCAGACGGCAGAAGGCAGACGGGTCACCGACGAGGCCCCGCACCTTGTCGTGCAGGGCCGCCGGCACCTTGGGCGGTACGTATGTCATGGGGTGTCCTCTCGGGGACAGTCTACCACTGCTCGACCAGCTTGAGCACGTTCTTGAGCTCCTCGACGTCGGGGGTGTCCGTCGCCTTCTCGGCCCGAACTGCTGCTGCCTCCTTGCTCCACTCAAGGACGCGCCAGGCCGAGTCGAGCTGCGCCTTGTTGGGGGACTGCCGCCCCTGCAGTGTGCCCTCGATGCAGGTGATGGCTTCCGGCGCGAGCTTCGCCACCGCCTCAAGAATCTGCTCAGTAGTCATAGGGGTATTCACTGACAATCTCCGAGAATGACGTGCTGACCGAGGGGCACACCCTGCACTCTTGAGAATGCCCTAATGATCAACAGAGTGCAGGGTATGCAGGGTTTGGGGGAAATTTCTTCGAGTAGTAAAAACGTGCATTTCAGGTGCTCAAGAATCTACCCGAAAGCCGCACACCCTGCACTCTGCCGATGAGGGGCGGGTTCTCAAGAGTGCAGGGTCTGTCCCCGGCCAAATCGGCTGTGACCGAACTATGACATTCGTGGTCCTTGTGGGCCAAGTGTCCCAATGGTACAAGTGTCCCACCTGTCCCCAAGGAGCCAAACATGAACCGCACCGACCGACCCGCCAAGGCCAACCGCCACGGATTCAACACCCTCATCCTCCACCGCGACCGCACGGTCACGATGTGGAGCTGCGCGCGTCAGCAGTGGGAGCGGGGCACACCCTCCGACTCCGACCTTGCCGAGTTGGACCACGTCACCGCAGACCGCATTTCTCGGCACTCACGGGCGTTTCGCGCAAAGACGTGGATGGCATGAATCTCCCCGACCTCATCCTCGACGCCTGCGGCGCCCTGTTCGTCTGCTCGCTCTTCTTCCTCATCATGTCCCTCTGAGGTTCCCCGTGCCTGCCATCACCATGCAGTTCAACCTTCCCTCCCTCACGCCGCTCGAAGAGCTCGCCACCGAGCTCGACAAGCTGCGCAACCTTCACTCCGACCTGGTGCGCGACATGCGCGACCTTTCGCCGGCCGAGCTCTACAAGCGCATCGAGAGCTTCGACCGCACCTGCGACTACGTCTGCGGCGAAGTAGCCACGGGCATGGTTCGCATTGACGAGCTGCACAAGGAGCAGTCCCGATGAGTACCGCAACCTTCCGCCCCCGTCTCAGCCCCGAGCTCGAACACAACATCAAGGCCGCCGCCGCCTTGGCGAAGCTCTCGGTGCCTCAGTACTTCGAGCAGGTCATCGGCCCGCTTGTGCTGACCGACATGAACCGCCGCATCGAGCGCCAGGCACTGCAGCGCATGGCAGGTGCAGAATGAGCATGGAGTCCCTTCTCGTTGGGCTGCTGTCCTCGACGGACCGGCCCGAGGTGCGCCTGCGCTGGAACACTCGCACGCAGCAGTTCTCGTGCCGCATCTACGCCCGCAACCGCGACAAGACCGGCCACGGTGTCGGCCCTACCGTCGCCGAGGCCGTCGAAGCCGCTACCATCGACCGCATGGGGGGTGCGAAGTGACCCGCATCTACGCCTTCCTTCTCATCTTCGCCGCCGTCTTCGCCCGCTGCAGCTACGACTCCGGCTACCGCAAGGGCGTCGAAGACGGCTGGTGGGACTGCGCGAGTGAGTACGGGGTGGCAGCATGAGGCCGCCCCTGACGCAGTGGGCAGCCTTCGCGACCGGATGGCAGCGCACCCTCCGCAAGCCCTACCGAGACGCCGAGGTCCGACCCGCCGGCGACTGCTGGCAGTGGAAGGTCTGCGAGCTCGGGGGCGCGGTCGAGGTGCACGGCATCTGCCCCACCAGACTCGAAGCCATGGCCGCCGCCACGACTCACATGCTCGACCTCACCTTTGAGCGTATGACGGAGGTAGTAC